AATGGACGTCACAAATCGCGTAAAGGCTTTAGATGATTGGCTGAGCAAGCACTGCGGTTTTGACGATAAGCAAATTATTATCTCTCATTCGCATAAGTGCCCATCTCATAGAGACTGCGTCAATGTTTTGCTCGAAGTAGTTAATCTCTGATATCCTATAAGTGGGGGACAAGGATGTCAGATTTAGGCCACGGAGGGCCGTTCAATAAGCCTAAACGAATTAAGGATCCCGATCTACTAAATCTTATCAGAGCTCAAAGATGCGAGGTTTGCGGCAAGTACCCTCCCAATGATCCCCATCACGTCACATCAAAGGGGGCTGGAGGAGATGACACGGAAGAAAATGTGGTTGCTCTGTGCAGACGACATCATCGAATGTTCCACGATCTCGGAGTTGCAGAATTCACACGCAAATTCCCCGATTTTCAGCGCTGGCTGGAACGAAACGGGCGAGACGACATTATTGACCGGGTTCGCTCTTCCCCTCGACGAGTTTTCTGACATAGGCCCTTACAACCTGGCTCATGGATCTATCTTGTTCCTTACAAAGCACCTTAAAACGGTTGAGTAGCTCTGCCTCAATCCTAAGCGTCATTATTTTGTGGTTGTCGTCTCTTACCTGCATATCTCTTCACCGCCTTAAACAGTCTCGATTCTAGTTCTTCCCAATCCAGCTTATACACAACATCCCCAAGGTCTAACGTGTCACTGCAAGTAAAGTAAGTGACCTGCGATTTTCTGATGTGACCAGAAAGCTTGCTCACGTCCCCAGCGTAATTATAGGGCTCAATCACATAGTGATCATACAGCCCACTTGCAGCCATCTCCTCAAACCGCTCAATCTTCGTCGTTCCCGTAATCGCTAAGCCGCAGTCCTTCAGATGAATAATCGCAAAATCCAAAACGTCAGAATCAGGATCATACATGAGAAAATTCATTCGCCCTCCTTGGCATAACTAAGTGTATCAATAAATCGTATATACAATACTAGAAAAGCTTAGTGTTTTACTTATGACACAGGCTACAATAACAAGTAGATATGAGTGACAAATTTGAGCCAAGACCTGTAGGTAGGCCGAGAAGACCTTTTAAAAAAGAATACTGTGAAATGCTGATTGATCACATGGGACAGGGTTATAGCTTCGAATCTTTTGCTGGTGTGATTAGTGGAACAGGCGATCAGTTGTATCGTTGGCTTGACGAGGTGCCTGAATTTGCTGATGCCAGAAAGCAAGGCGAGCAGAAATGTCGCTTGATTTGGGAAAAGATTGGAATGAATCAAAGCCTTAAGGGTAAGGGTTCAGCAGCTGCATGGATCTTCAATATGAAGAACAGATTTCGGTGGGCGGACAACGTTGATCACAACGTAAGAACTGACAGTCCAATTAAGCTTCAGTACGCTCCTGCTGATGAAGACAGTTAAGCTACTCAAGCATCAATGGAAATTCATGACCTCCGACAAGAAGTACGCTGTTTTATATGGTGGACTTGGTTCGGGTAAGACATTTGTTGGAGCTCATTGGGCAATCGCTCAGTGTGCGCAATACCCTGAGACAGTTGGCTTCATTGGGGCAAACACTCAACGACAACTAAGGGAAGTTGCTTTAGCTACGTTATTCGAGCAGTTAGAGGCAATTGAAGCACCTTACACATACAACCAGAACAGAGGCATCGTTCGCATTGGGGATACGCGAATCATTGTTAGGACACTAAAGAACTATAACGTTCTGCGGGGGCTTGAGTTTGGTTGGGCGTGGATTGATGAAGCCAGGGACTGTGAGGAGGAAGCATGGCTAGTATGCCAGGGACGCTTAAGGGAGAAGCGTGGGCCACTAACCGCTAGACTCACAACAACTCCTCGAGGTTTTGATTGGGTATATCAGAGGTTTGTAGAAGCTAACCACGAAGACTACGATTACATTACAGCAAAGACAGGTGATAACAAGTTTCTTCCTGAGAACTACGAACTTGATCTTAAGTCCGCATACGATGACAGAATGTACAGACAAGAAGTGCTGGGTGAGATCGTTAACCTAAACCAGGGTGCGGTCTACTACTCGTTTGACAGAGATAAGCACATCACAGACACGGCAATCCAGAACCACCCAATCATGGTGGGCATGGACTTTAACATCAGCCCATTTACAGCTGTCTTTGGTCATTACATTAACGGCAAGCTCTACATCTTTGATGAGATGTATCTGAAAGATTCAAACACATACGAGGTAGCAGACTGGATTACTCAAAAGTATGGCCGCAATCTAATGATCATTCCCGATTCAACAGGAAGAGCACTGAAGACTGCTAGCGCTGGCGAGTCCGATCATAGTATCCTAAAACAAGCGGGTTTTCGCATACCGCCAGTCAAGAACCCATTCCGGGCTGACAGGTACAACTGTGTGAACTCGATGCTTGAAAAGGGTGAGATTGTAATCGACCCTAAGTGTAAGCAACTTATTAGGGATTTAGAACAAGTGACGTTTAAAGAGGGAACGAACGTGCCAGACACCAAGAACAAGGATCTCACTCACATCAGTGATGCATTGGGTTACCTTTGTTGGCATGTGAAGCCTTTGATCAAGCGAAAGGTAACGGTGAGCAAGTATGCCTAGCAGCATCAAAGAAATTATGGAAGCGGTTACAGACCGTGAGAATGAGAAGCGCATCGCGCATGATTACACTAGGTATCTTCTTTACAACGGTAAGTTGAAGGATGTTGTAGCAAACGCCATCAGCAAAGAGTTCTTACTTCGAGAGACCGTGCAGGAGATGATCAACAGGATCATTCCAATTAACATCACTCAGAAGATCATTAACAAGCTAGCTGGTGTGTATCTTCAAGCTCCTATCCGTATGCCTGCTGATCGCAACCCTGGTGATGCTGAGCTGATCTCAATGTATGAGGACACCTTCAAGATTAACCAGAAGATGAAGATTGCTAACAGATACTTCAAGCTTCACAAGCACTGCTCAATCGAGCCTTTCATTGATCGTGATGGTAAGCCGCAGATGAGAGTGCTTCCATCGCACACATACAGCTTGTTTAGTGATGATCCAAAGCAACCAAACAGACCTACTGCCTTTGTTAAGCACCTTAAGACAGGAACAATGAGCAAGAAGGAAATGCGCTTTGGTGTTTGGACCGACGAAGAGTATTACATCGTCAACGGAGAAGCCGACGTACTTACGCAAGAAATGGCAGAATTGGGTTTTGAAGATGGTATGAATCCTTATGGAGTTATCCCGGTTACTTACATTCCTGAAGCTGATGATGGGATGTTGTATCCGATCTCTGACGATGACCTTGTGTCTATGCAGATTGCTATTTGTCTTATTCTTACCGACCTGGCTTTTGCGACTAAGTACCAGGCTTGGTCAGTACTTGCGCTTATTGGTGCAGAAGCTGAGAACTTTTCGTTCAATCCTAACTCTGTAATCAGTCTTCCTGAGGGGGCTAAGCTAGAGGCGATTAAGCCAGATGCTGACCTGCAAGAGGTTTGGAGCTATGTCGAAGGGTTAATTGGATTGCTCCTTACTACGAAAAATCTATCTGTTGGTGATATCTCTGGAACTATCCAGGCAGAGGGTGCAAGTGGTGTATCAAAGCTAATCGATAGGTCTGAGTCGACTGAAGACAGGACCGACCAAGAGGCGTACTTTTCTTATTCTGAGCAAGAGTTCTGGTCTAAGTATGCGCACAACATCTTGCCTGTGTGGATGCAGGGCAATGAGTTGAGCCAAGACTACCGTGGTGCCTTTAGTGAGGGCTTTGAGCTAGATATCCACTTTGCAGATCCTGCACCTGTAGTAAGCGACAAAGAAAAGATTGAGAAGCAACGAATGATGCTTGATCTAGGTTTAACAACCAGAGAGATGGCAGTTCGTGAGATCATGGGAGTGGATGATGAGCAGGCCAGAGATATGCTTGCTCGCATTGACCAAGAGCGAGTCGCAGACTTGAGAGTGTTGGAGCGAAATGGCGATCAGGGGGAGTAGTCCCACACGAGTAACCTTTGACTTAGTACGGATTGCCGAGCGTGCCTTTAACAGTTCTCAAAGAAAGACGATTATCCCGCTACTTCGAAGGGATAGCATCAAGCTTGAGTATGGCAGGCGGGCGATCGAAGAAATCAGACAGAACACAGCAAGAAGTAAGGACAAGAATGACAGTCGTTTCGAAAGCTACTCAGATGCTTATAAGAGCAGTCTTGCTTACCGAGCGTTTGGTAAATCAAGCACTGTTAATCTTGAGTTATCCGGTCAGATGCTTAGTGACCTTGAGGTTTTGGGTGCAACTAGGACTGGTGTGCAAGTTGGTTTCTCTGGCGGTTTGTCGGAGCGCAAAGCACATGGGCACATCACAGGGGCGCGCGGAAGACTACCTGTCAGGGACTTCTTGGGATTGCCCCCAGACGACGAAGAAAAGCTTCTTAAAGAAACAATCAGAAGCTTCCAGGACGGAACGCCAGTGGTGGACTTTCAAGACTTGGCAAGAATTCGTGCAACACAAGACACGCAACTCATAGTGACAGCAGGTTCGGGTGTAGTTGGTGCAGGGGCGATAGGTGGTTCAATTGCAGGTGATGACTTATTTGACTTAGCGGCGGTGTTCAGTGGCCAAGGTTGATTTAAGAGATACCTTAAAGAAGTTAGAGCGCATTCGTAAGCAAGCGTTTAACAACAACTTTAAAAGGCAGTTAGCGCTACTAGGTGTGAGGAACGTCAGAGGTCGCACAGCAAGCGGGCAGCAGCTTTCCAGACTTCCTAACCCAAGACGCCAGGATGATCACCGCGGTCAAACCACGAGGCGTATGAAGCCTCTCAGCCAGTCCTACAAAGACCAGCGTAAAGGACTCGTTGCCTTCTACACAGATGATCAGAAACGAATCCGAGTTATCAAGCCTGGCAGTGGAAGATTGCAGCTTCCCTTCACACCGGGTGAGTTCTTTTCTCCAAACCGCTCTAATCTGACAGCTAGTGGGCAATTGCTAAACGCATTCGAGTATCGAGTAACTAGCAAAGGCTTTACTATCTTCATCAACCGCAATCGACGCAGAGGATCAAGACTATCAAATGATCAGGTTAGGGAGTTTGTAGAGGAGCAGGGTCGATACTTCTTAGGGTTTAGCGAAGCAGAATTCAGGGTTCTTCAGGAAAGAGCTATTGACCGACTGCGTGCAAGTGCTAGACAAATACTTAGGAGGTAATTCATAATGGAAGAAAACACTAAGGTACCCGGTGGGGCCGAATCAGTAGCCAGTGGCACTGAAGATAGCAAAGTTGCTGAAACGATTACTGATACACAAGCCAGTGGCGGTGAAGAAGGAAAGTATCCTGCACACTTTGTAGACAAGCTGAAAAAGGAAAAGGCGCATGTGAAGGCGCAGCTTGATGAGCTTCGTTCGAAGCTTGAGAGTTCCGAGAAGGCTGAGCTTGAGAAACAGGCTAAGTTTCGGGAGCTATGGGAAGCTGAGCAAAACAAGCGTCAAGAGGCTGAAACGCAGCTGGCTCAGCTTAGGGAGACAATCACTCAAGGTCGCGTAGTAGGAGCGGTCAAGAGGGAATTGGACAAACTAGGTTTGAGACCAGAAGCAGGTGACGCTGTAATGAAGCTTGTGGACACCAAGGGCGTGATGCTTGATGAGGACACTAATACTGTTCTTGGAGCAGAGGACGCAGCTAAAACATTCTTTGAGTCTTACAAGACCCTAGGATTCTTTGGCGGTGCTGGTAAACCCACTGGTGATCACAGAGCTCCATTGTCGACGCCACAGTCCAAAACCCTTGATCAGATGTCAGTTAAAGAAAAGCTGAATTACCTTGCTCAAATGAAAGGTAAATAAAAATCACTGGGCTGGCACGGTAGCTGGCCTAGCATTGAAAGGATTCAAATATGGCAGATGCACTACAAGGTGTAACTGAAATCGTCGACACGTCCATGGATGTGATCTCGTCGATCGTTCAAGAAGCACTCATTCAAGAGGCAGTTCTTTTCCCACTAGTAAGCACTTATGAGGCTCCTCAAGGTTCTAAGCAAGTTGAGATCCCTCGTTCTGGCAACCCAACTGTAAGCACTAAAGCTGAAAACACTGCTGTTGACGCTCAGGTTCTTACTTACACAACTGACCAAATGCTTTTGGATCAGCACAAAGTTATTCAGTACTTGGTTGAAGACATTGCGATTGCTCAGG